AATAATGTCTAACTGGTCTAATAGAGTAGTCATATCTTCATCACATTCTCTTAAATACTTTTGCAATGCTTCAATCTCTTTTACTCTCCATTTAGTGCCAATTCGTTGTTTATTCAGTATATTTGGGAACTTTAAGATATTATTTTCGTTCTCTTTCACTTTTCAACTCCTTAAATACTTATCTAATAATGCTTCTCCTTTTAGTCTTTCACCAAAAAGCATCTTAGCACCAGTGCCATGTATCTCTCTAACGACTGTTCCATCATTATAGGTAGTATCAGTAACATAGCCACACCTCATAGGATTTGGGTAATCATATCCTACTTGTGTATTATCTGTATTAAATATATGAACTTGTACTACTCCTCTAGCCCATTCTTCAGCTTCTAAAATTAATTTTTGTTTTAGTACTGCACTTTTGAACTCTGTCATATATCACCTGCCTCTCTGTTTTCACTTCTGTGAACATCAAAGCCATTTGGATAACGCTTCTCTAGCTTATTTATATTCTCCTGCATTACATCTTCTGGCTCAAAGCCTAGTGCTTTACAACCTTGTACCCAATACCAGAGAATATCTCCTAGCTCTCTTTTCATGTGGAAGCGTTCTTCCTCACTAAATTCTTTGCCTTGAAAGATAATTTTCTTACTTATCTCAGCAAACTCTCCACTCTCAGCTAACATTCCTACTGATGATGTCAATAGTCTTGGTATGTTAGCTATATTTTTTAAATCATCTAAACGACCTATTAAAGCCATGTGATGTTTAGACTCATCACTTGTAGTTTCATCTACAAATTCTGCATAATCATTAATTTTTATACTCATTTAACTCCTTGTTTTGTTAAAGATTTAGCTTTGAGAAGTAATGCTTCTGCCCACTTTTTATCTTTAGCTTGATGATGTTGGTTCATAAGCGAACCATATCGTTTTAAACTGTGAAAAGGTACAATTTGATTATCCGATAGAATACATACTATATCCTTCACAGGTTTTTTAGAGGGAACAAAGCGCATTTCTGATATTACTACTTTCAAATCGCCTCTTGTGTAGACTAAATCGCCTACTGCCGCTTTTACTCCTTGTCTTATCATCTGCCTTGCCCTCTGTATTTTTTGTATGAACGCTTTTTATTTTTGTTCATGTGTTTAGTAGAAATTTTAGTTCTTCTACTTCGACCACCTTGTCCTTGTGATGTCGATTTCTTTACGCTTACGTGTTTCTGCGTAAACGCTCCTCTAGTTAGTCTAGGCACTATCCACCTCCTTTAGATTGTTGGATTAATTCTTCTATTGTTTTAGGTCGAACTTCTTGTTGAGGCAAAGGATTACTACTATCTTCGTCTAGTTCCTCTACCATACCATGCATACTATCTAAGATTATATCTAACTCTAATTGCATTTTTCTAGTTCCATTCTTGCGAATGTAGTTATACATTTTTTTGATACTTAGCATATTCCACCTACCTTTTGAGTACGAACTATCTTAACGCCTCTACGAACTAATTCGTTTCTGCACTTCTGTTTTACTTTGGGTTTTACTCTGTCGCTGTTAATAGCTTCAAACAGAGCCTCTTTTGTCATTTGTTTTACATAAAAGTGCTTGACTGGTTGTCTATCCGTAGGAACGCCTCGAACATATACTCGCTCACTTGCTTTAAATTTTGTTGGCATTTCTACTCCTTAATGTTTTTGTCTTTGTTCTTGTTCCATTAGTTGAACTCCGATAAAGAACTCTAACTGTGAAGCGAGTTCTCTATCTTCTTCTACTAATACCTGTGCTACAGTTTCAGTTTTCAACTCCTTAAAGTTTACTACTTTTACTAATAGTTGTGCTAGCATAGTTTCTAAATCCATACTAGCA